TATCTTGAATTCCCTATCATCGAACCTGATCTCAAAATTCTTTGCTCCAGATTCAATTGCTTTGTAAAACCCGATCCATGTTTTTAGTCTGTGTTCCATTTAATCCTTTATTAAAGAGGTTCTTCGCGCTCTGCTTCGCGGGCTTCATCATAATAAACTTTGCCGAGTTTTGGCTCTATTTCTTCATCTATTATTTCACCATCGCCGGTTTTCATTTTTTCAATGGCTTCTTTTTTTGTTTCGGCTTCGATTTGCCAAGTCTGACCTCCGGTGGCTCCAATTACATCAACGTCTATATGAAAATATGGCATTTTCTACCTCAAATAATTCCAATTGTCATCGGAGTAGCCCCTGGTTCACTTTGATTGCATGGGACCGTTTTTTGATACCATTTGCCTTTTCTGTTCTTCCTGTTAGCCGTTTTGACAAAAATTAGCTTAATGTCAATTGGCCTCACCTTATAGCTTTCAAAGCAGGCTTCCCTGAATTTCAAGGCGTCAATATGCCCATAGCAACTAAGCTTTTCAATTTCCTCTGATTCGTTGTAATGAACGTTGACGTGCATTAGAATTTCTTCCCGCCGTGTTTGTATGGTCGCGTTTCGTTGTATTCAATCTTTGCAATCAGAGCGTTAGCCACACCAATTCCAAAGGCTATATCAAAATCCATAATTCGAATAATCGTATCAGCTAACTCGGCAGCCATCCCACTATGGCCTGGTATTTTATCATCCTTCGGGTTTCCTGCACGTAAGGCTTCCAAACACTCGGTAAGCTCTGAATGCATTAAAGAAATCATTTCTCCTTTATTTCGTTCCGGGTTAGCCTGACCGGCTTCGAATGCCTCGATAAGACTATATATTTTTCCATTACCTGCTATTTCTTGCATCCAGTCTTCAGCAGTTTTCTGATCCCACCATCCTTTCATTATCGCCGTTTCATGTATTTTTGCGGCTATACTGTTAAAGCTATTTAAAAATTGCAATCTTGTAATTCTGTTCATTGTTCCCTCATTATGGGTTCTGAAGTGAAAGATTGGAAAACTTTGTATATTTCCCAATGAATTGAAGTCGTGTCATTCCAGTGGAGCCGTTTCTATTTTTGGCAATTATTATCTCAGCTATGCCCTTGTCCGGCGAATCGGGATTGTAAACCTCGTCTCGATAAATAAAAAGTATTATGTCAGAATCCTGCTCTATGGCTCCCGATTCTCTCAGGTCCTGCAGCGTTGGCCTTTTGTCAGCTCTTTCCTCAACCTTTCTATTTAACTGGGACAGAGCAATCACCGGAATATTGAGATCCATGGCCAGATTTTTTAATGACCGAGATATCTCAGCAATTTCCTGCTCTCTGAATTTGTCCTTTGATCCTCTCATCAATTGCAGATAATCTACAATTACCAGGGCGACTCCTTCTTTGTGTCGTTTATCGAAGCTTTTAACGTCATAAACAAGCTGCCTGATGTCACTCGTTTTCGAATCAAGATATATTTCCGAGCCCGATATTTCATCTGTGGCCATCGCCAATTTATCCCAATCCTCTTGGTCAAGGTTGGCGTCTCTCAGCTTTTTTGAGTCGACTCTACCGCTTGAACTAATCATTCGACCTGCCAACTGCTTGTTTTGCATCTCCCTTGAATAAACCAGAATCGATTTGGAAGTTTCCCCCCGGGTAGCAACATAAGACGCGATATTTAAAGCCAGGGCAGTTTTCCCCATTGAAGGCCTCCCTCCGATCACAATCAAATCAGGAGGCAATAACCCGCCTATTATCCTATCCAAATCCACAAACCCGGTTTTTAATTCATCAGGGTCAATCCGGTTGTCAGATTTTTTTTCTATATCCTTGAAGAGTTCCCTCAGACTATCTTTTACATGTTCAAGATTTTGGGTAGTTCTGGATTGAGCTATTTCCGAAATCTTTGTCTCGGCATCTTTGAGAAGTTCCGTAATGTTTTGCTCAGGGTCCCTGCTCCGTCGACCAATATCCATCGTGACAGATATCAAATCCCTTAGCATCGCGTGTTCTTGCAGTATTTTGGCGTAATAAATAACGTTTCCTGTCGACGGTGAGCATTCAGCTAATTCTGCTAGGTAAGCATACCCGCCAATTTCATCAAGTTGGCCGAGAGAATTAAGCTGGTCGCCTAGCATAATTTCATCAACCGGTTCTTTTCTGTCATCCAATTCCAGCATTGCCCGATAAATGTGCTGGTGTGCGATCGTGTGAAATGAATTAGGATTAAGGACAGCACCGATATCTGTTATTTTTCCATTGTCCTCAATTATCGTTCCCAGGACAGCTTGTTCTGCTTCAAAGTCTTGTGGAATGTCTGATGGTCTAGGATCTTCACTCATTATTTTCTCGTTTTTTAATCAACCTGTCCCTTAAATTTTCAGGTAACGGAATACCCCTTTTCACTTTTTTCTTTTTCTGGGCTTCCCATTCCTCTCTTGACTCTCTGGTCTTTTTAATTGCGCTGCACACGTTATAAACATCATTGAATTTTAGAAAATTGGACTCTCGATACTTAAGCCTTTTAAATGCTTCCTGCAGATCTTCATTCGAAAAACTCTCGAGGTCGACCAGGAAATCTAGCAATGTCTCTTCTGAATAAGGAAAGGCGTAATACCGACTGAGTTTATCCAGAAATTCATGCATATCCTGGCACCTTTCTTTCCCATATTTTTCTGAAGCTTCTTCTTTATTCATTTGAATTCATCTGGTAATGGGTTTTTTGCTTGGCTTCCGTTCCCCTTCCCTTCTATTTGGTTGAGATATCCCTCGAATTTATTTCCAAATAGAGTTTCTGGTCTTAAGAATCTCGCGCTATCGGTTCCAAACCATTCACTGTATTTCTTATCAATGACAATTTTGAAATCCTTCCCCACATATCCTTCATTTAATCTTGCTGTGATTACTTCAACGGTTTTTATAGAAGTGTATTTGTATTTTGTTTTCAAAATCTTGTTCAAGTAATCAATAATATATATTACTTTCTCTTTCCTTTCCTTTACTTTACTTTGTGTATTTGTACCTGCAGAAATGTTATTTATGATGACATTTATCTTTTCATTTTCAAGATATTTTTCACAATCAAACAATGAATATTCACTGATAACTACAACGCTAACCCGTCTTTTAATTATTTCGAAATATCTTTTTTGAACACCATGCGAAGTCAAGACTTCATATTCTTTAAAAATCTTTTTGTTAAAGATCTCCCATTCGATGCATGAATTTATGATCTCATCTATCGTATTTATGTCGACATTAATACGATTACTGAAGATAATTTTCTCTTTTTTGTCCCATTTAATCCAATAATTGTTTGCATAAATCTTCTGATACAATTTTATTAAAACGCCAAATCCAACTATTCCATGCTCAGATTCTACAAGCTCGATCTCATCATCCATCTTTGTATCAAGAGGAAAATAATCCAAGCCAGATTTCAAGTGTCTGCCCATTGATTACTCGCCTATGTATTTTTTAATAGCTGTTTGAAGTTCCTCGGACATTTTAGTAAGGATATCACCCTTGGCTTGCTGATAAAGAGTGTTATATCTTAGGCTGGCGTTTTTTAGGTAATTTCTGTGAAACCATGCAAAGCTTCGATCATCTTCTTTTAATTTTTCCCAAAGTTTCTCTCTCATTTTCACCCTGTATTTTTGAGTTATCATATAATAAGTATTATTATTATATGGTAAAGCCGAAAAGTCAACAAGTAAAATCTATATTTTTATTTATTAATTTGTAGGATTTGATTCGGATCTTTAAAAAATCGTCCTTTTTCGAAAAACTTTATATGAGGAACACCGTTTTTTACATAAGAAACAGATGATACCTTATTCCCTATGCCAAAATTAGGAGTGCAACATATTCTCATCCTAGTTCCTTTTTGCACCTGGCCACAATATTGACAAGTATTCTTTCTCTTGTCCTTCTTCCTGCGGTTTTTAGATAATTTGCGTAATTTTGCCATTTTCATTCTTTTTTAAATATTTATTAATTCGTCTTAAATTCTCTTCTGATCGATGATAGTAAGAATCGAATTCTTTTCCCTCTGAAGCTTCGCAAAACATCATTGTTGTGCCGTGAAAAGACTTTACAGAAACCAACAAGCCCCGCTCATCATCAATGAATTTATCTCCAATACCAATATCGTCGATAGTTTTCCGACGTTTATTCATTTTATAACTCCAATTATCCTGTGGATTGTTTATCTGTCAATGGATACAATTTTAACAGAAAATCACGCATTCTTTTAGCTTCCCGATCTTCAAGGAGTACGCTGATTTCATTGGCCCATTCCTGCTCATAGAAATGCAGCCGGACTCCTTCATGATAGTTGTGATCCGATATATTGTTTGTATACGTGAGTTCAAGCGTTTCACCTTCATCACCGGTAAACTTTTCAATTGATCTATATTTGTCGATCCTTTTCATCAACATCCTCCAGTTGCTCTGAATAAAACTCATTCATGAAATAAATAAACGCTTCCCCGATTGTCTTGGGATCGGTTGTTTCAACACCTCTCACAAAGATCTTTTTTTCAGGAGTGATTTTGATAATTTCCTCTTGATGTTCTTCTTTGGTAATCCAAAGTTCAATATCATTTTCAGGTGCCGTATTTCCCATAGCAATTTTATCTTCCATTTTGACCTCTAAGTGTTTGATTATGTAAAATTCAAAAATTGATATTCAGTATTTTTCTCTAACAATGTATAGAGGCAATACTCCAAATAAAAACCAGCCGGTATATTTGTAATCTTTGCGCTTTGATTCGACGAAGTATTTGCTCGAACGAGAATACCAGGTTTTTCTATATATCATATTTCTCCTTCAATGATCTTAGGTAAAATTTAAAATTCTGCTCACAAAACTATTAAACATCTTCTCGCTCATCCCGGGAATAAGGATAGCAAGATTCGAAAGCATGTGTTGATGAACCTTTGAAAATAGATCATTAAACTCTATTTGCTTCATGTTTCTGAAAGCAATCGATTTCGGGAATTCTTTAACTATTCCCTGGAAATCTCTTCCGACTTCTACAATGCCTAAGTCAAGCTGTATCAGCTTTAACAGAAAATAGGGAGCCTTCCAATTGGGGTTGTTTTGCACAACAAGATCAACTAAGGAAAACAATTTTTTGTGAAATCCATAGTTCCTTTCATCCCATGGCAGGACTTCAAATTTCTGCCCGATCGGGAATTTATTGAAAGCTTCCTGGGCATCTTCGTCTACTGGGAAAGCCTGTTGAATCGCTTTTGATAAGAATATCTTATTCATAGTTTTATAAAAGAAAGGTCGATAGCAGCCAAATAACCATATCTGTCATCAATGAATTTGGCGATCTCTTTTCTTATAGTTGTGGCTCTTTTGGTGCCGTATGAATAGAATTCATAAAAAACACCATTTTTGAAAATTTTGTCATTTTCCCTGGCTGTGAGTCTGGGTTTGTCCAGCCTGCAATGACAGAATTCAAAAGTCTTTGTCTTGGTTACCCTATCGTAGTTTCTGGTATTCAAAACAATCCATCCTTCATTTTCTGCAATGACTTCGATCTTTTCTCTTTTGAACGTCTTCTCGCCGTTTTTCAATATTTCAACTTCATAATGATTAATTGTTTTCAATGAGGCTCCTATATTATAACAGGGATTCCAAACTCTTCCTGGATTGTAGTCTTAAAATATTCACCGTCTGCATTACGGCTGGACAAATGAATTAACCTAATTTCCCTTACATTTGACAGGTCGTTCCGCTCTAAAAATTCAATGCATTTGTCAAGGCTGAGGTGAGTCTTTTTAATACGGGCAACCAGGTAGGGCTCAAGATCTTGTAAGGTTTCGTCCGAATGGTTGCATTCAATCATGATAAATGTCATGCCTGGAAACCTGTAAGGCAAAGATCCCGTATCCGTAGCAAATAAGATACGATCCTGGCCCCAAGTTATCAAGAAACCCTGCGCCCCCGGTGTATCATGGTTTATCGGGAAAGGATTCACAAAAAAGCCTTTCCCGAGAACAAATTGAGAGTTGACGTGTTTCAGCCGGTGGCCAGTTAGCTTGCAGGCCTTGGCAGTTTCTTCACTACAATAAAGCGTGATTCCTGCCCTCATCATCTCTTTGGCCGCTTTTGAATGATCGGCGTGATGATGAGAAAGAAGGCAGGCGTCAATATCAAGATCGAAATCCAAATATTTCTTAATCTTTGAAATCGGAAGACCACACTCGATAAGTAGCTTTCTGCCACCAAACCTTATCAAATGCAGATTGCCTGCTGAACTCGATTTGAATGTTTTGATTTCGATCATTTAAAAGGCTGGTTTCCTGGGTTGACCTTCACTCTGCATTCCTTCACGTTCTTCAGCGTCAATCTGCTCGTCGGTCAATTGTTCTTCAAATTCTGCTTGGTCTGCATCAGCTTGTTGCTGAATGGACGGTTCCTCTTCTTTATTGAATTCCTGTGCAGTTTCCACCGCCTGCAAAGCATCCTTGGCTTTATCTTTTGCCTTTCCAATTTGGACGCCCTCGGCTACCGTGTATTTATGCTTGTTTATGTTAAACATGGCAACCGAGTCCTTCAATTCATCCAGGTTCCGGCAGGCATCAAAATTGGTAATCCATTCATGTATCGGCGTCACCTGGCTTCTTGGCTCATCTCCTCCATTTTCCTCGGTCATACTATCGTCATAATCCTGGGTAAAAATATCCGAAGCGGCTGTGGCAGTAAGAACAGCATCGATATGCGCTCTCTTTTTGGCCATCTTCAAAACAGTATTGTAAACATCTGCAATGTCAGGATTTTCGACTTTTCCATCTCCTGAATATTTTACCCAAACCCAGACATTGTTATCATCTTTCTGCATTCCAAAGCCCTGCTTTCTATACTTAGCTTTATTCTCCTTGGCATCATCCGGGATCGAATCGTCTGTGATTTCAAAGGCAGCTGAGTTTCTATAGCGATATTTTGATTCCATGGTTGAGCAGCTACCAACACCCTCTCCCACAAACTCACCGGTAACGGCATTTATCAATGTGCAAGTCACCACTATCTCTCTATGGCCATTTTCCATATCAATCCTTTCAAATTGATATTTTGGAACCAGCCTGAACGTCATCGACAACTTTTCAGCTCCGGATTTCCAGAGGCCAGCTTTCTTAGTGCCTGGGATTGTCCCATAATGTTCATTCTCTTCCATGACATCTTTCATCAATTGCTGAATTAGATTTACCTGTTTTTTAACGGCAGATATATCCATTATCTCCAACGATGTAGTAACAAGTGCTTTTTCGTTTTCCATAATTTCCTTTTTTAAAGTTTTAAGATTTCTGTTTACCTTCAAATATCATAGCACATTTTTACAGGTTTTGGTAATTTTTTTTCTTGGATTCCAGCTCATCTTCAAGAATCGTTTTCAACATAATGATAAAGATTTTTTTGTACTCCTTTGGTATTGCGACCTTGTAACTACTGTCATTTATCTGAGCCAATCCAAGTCTGTTGTCGCGCTCTTTGATCGACTCAAGTATATTTAACCGTTGTTCAAGTTCCTTTATTTCACTACGCAAAACATCTGCGCTTTTATGCTTATCATTGTCCATATTCAATCCTCAGTTTTAAAAGACACCAGGGATTCGAACCCCGGAACCCACACCGAATGTAAAAGGCAGAATCGAACTGCCGGAATCTCCTGACTTTCGCCGGAGTGCCTTACCGTTCAGCCATGTCTTTTTGGTTAATTGTATTCAACCCGCAAACTCTCATCTGAGGGAGAAACATATAAATTTATCACCTGACAATCGGCTTCAGGTATCTCGCTCACTGATTCCCTATTGTCCACCCAAATCGGAGCATAAATCCCATAATGTTTTTGAAGCGTTTTTATGATGTCTATTCCGACCTGCACCCTACCCCCATTATTGGCGGAACTATAGGGAACGCCATCGATCAAGGTCATACATACCGGTCTTGTGCCTTCATTAATTTGTTTTTCGAACATACGGAAGTTCGCTATTTCGAACATTTTATTTACTTTATCTTCTACCATGACAGTCTTAGCAACAATAAATTCCTCGATCTGGTTTAGTTGTTTCTCAAGATCAGCAAACTTTTGACTTAGTTTCTTTTCACTGGCCGATAATTCATCAATCCTTTTTTGATAGCCTTTGTTCTTCTCGATATTAAGAAGAGCGCCCTCAAAAGCTTTGATGTCGGTAACAATGGATTGCTTCTCGACTTCCAGGTCTGACGTATCAATAGGAGACGTTATTGTTTGAAGTTCGCGTTGCTGTTTTTCCAGGTCTGAAATATCGACAGTCTCTTGAGAGATTTTGTCAAACGCAGCTTGCAATTCATCGATAGCACTGTTTGCGTCTTCAAATTCAATGACCCTTGCGTTTATCGAAGCATCGATTGCCGTACTCCGTTCCTTAAAATCCTCTCTTTCTTTTACAAGGTCCTGACCTTTTTTATTCAGTTCTTTTTCTTGCTCCGCCTTCTTCATATTGATCGATTTATTCGTTTCCTCAACCAATGTTGCCGGCAATGATTGTTTGCATGTCGGGCAGGTATCCAAGGCTTTTTCATTGGAGTTTGCAATCTCACTCCATTTTGTCCTGGTTTTTCCGATCTCAGTTTCAAGCCTTTCAAGTGTAGCAGTATTCTGTACGGCCTCGTTTTTTAACTTTTTGACCGCCGAATCAATCTCATCTCTTTTCAGTCTGAGAGGGCTCAGTTTTCTAGTAACCTCATCGAGCCTGCCGCTTTTCACACGGCTGAAATCTGACTTTTTCTGAGTGATCTCGTCCTGGACAGCAGTAAATTTTCTTTTCCGGTCGGCTTCTCCTGCATCGTTTTTCATTTCATTGATTCTTTCCTGCAGGTTCTCTTTCCTCGATGTCAATTCATTGATCTTGCTTTGAATTTCCTCTTTCGCGGTAGGGATCTCGATAAATTGTTTTGTGAGTTCATCAATCCTGATTGGAATGCTCTCAAGCTCGTCATTGATCTTTTTCCTTTCCGCTGCAATGACCTTCTTATGATCTTCAGCCGTTCTCTCACCCAGGAAAGCTTTTATCAGGCTATATCCCTCAATTTCATTTTCTTTCAGCTCTCCGGACATCTCAGTCAAAATATTCCTGCGGTCTGTCCATGGCAGCTGAGTATTGAAAAAGGTGGCATCAGTGAGCAATCGGAACAGCTTTTCATCGATCAACTCGGAAATCTTCAAATCATATTTCGTTTTGGGAACCGGCACGCCGTCAATGAAATGGTCTGTCTTGTGTCCCTCGAATGCCCGGTTTGCTTGCCCTTTCTTCTTTGTCCATTTTTCATAATGCGTCTTTTTTAATTCCAAGGGATTGCCGTCATCCAATAGCGTCCCGGTAACCGAATGATTCAATTTGTGCAGGGCCTCACCATTTACTATCGTTTTTATATCGAAATCGGCCCTATTTGATGAATCCTTGCCAAACATAAGATATAACCACCCGTCAAACACCGTTGTCTTACCTGCCTTGTTCTGACCGTAAATGCAGGTAGTTTTTTCGAATTTTATCGAAAGGTTTCTGATGCCTTTGAAATTTTCAAAGACAAGTTCTTGTAATTCTATCTTCTTCATAATTTCCTTTGGTTTGAGGTTTCTTTCTTGGGACGACTATTCAATCAAAAATTTCAGCACTTAAGCTTTGTATAACCTTGTTATCCAGATATTCCTCATGCCGTTTTTTTGTTTTGCATCCTTCGCAATAGCTGGGCGCTCTCGCCTTGATATTCTTTGGCCTGTGAGAAAACCATTTTTTGCAACCTGGTTTAATACACTGCACATACCATGACGATTTATTTACTTTGTGTATTCTTTTCTTCACGTTTTATCTTTCCACCTTTGGACAAAAAGTTTTCTACTGCCGTATTGACAATTTCTCGCGTGATTGTTCTTGGTCTTAACTTTGATAGACCATGAGTTCTTTTTATTGCAGCTTCTTCGATAAGCCTGATATTTTCCTCTTTTGATCTAGCGCGTTTATGATATTTCCTGCCTTTCACAAATCTCCCTTTTCACTATGGTCCATGTGAAATTGGATGCATGTTCTCATGGCATCTGAAATTGACGTATGATTTTTCTTGGCCATTTCTCTTAAATGGTCATCGAATTTTGGATGAATCCAAGTAGTTGCCAACCTTACGTCTCCCCGAGCATTAGTTACCCTGGTCTTTTTTCTTGACATTTCACCTCTTTTAGCTGATTGTATAATACCTATAATAGCACACGATTGCAGATTGTCAATGTTTATTGCATGTTTTTTTTATGTTTGATAAAAAGGCGGGACTCCGCAATGTTTCCCGGCATTGCGGAGCGGTTTTTTGGTAGGAGAGTTCAAAAGATGAGAAAAACAATATTTTTGATTCTGCTAATTATTCCAAGCAGTGTTTTTGCAGTAGAATTCTTTCAACCATTGGATAAGCAGGATATTATTTTGCAGTCTGTACTAACTGGCATGATATGCGTCGATTGGATGCAAACAAAATCATTCAGAGCTTTAAACAGAAGGGAATCAAACTCAATTTTGGGAGAGAGGCCGTCTCAAGATAAAATCGACACCCTTATTTTTGCAGGCATCATCTCCCATGCACTCGTTACCTATTTTCTTCCCAAAAAACATAGAATACGCTGGCAATATTTTTTAATGAAAAATGAAAAAGAAGCGATCGATTATAACCATTCGGCTGGTTTTGTGTTGTCATTTTAAAAAGGACGATAGGGACTTTCAATGCTAAATCCGAATCTATAGGTTCTCAAACTTTCCAGAGTCTGATCAATAAAAATTACATCCACACCATTTATTGCTGCCAGTGCAGGTTGTCCAATTCCAGAAATTGCCAATCCAGATCCCACTTGACTCCACGTTGAGCCGTTGAACCGGTAGGTTTCAAGATTTTCCAAAGTTGCAGTAATAAAAACGACATCCGTACCATTTAAAGATGCTAAAGCAGGCACTCCTATGCCTCCAGAAATTGGCAAACCAGACCCAACCAAATTCCACGTTGAGCCGTTAAATCGATAGGTTCTAAGTTCATCGCTGTCATCATCAGTAAAGGCAACATCAGTGCTATTCAATGCAGCCAGGGCAGGAGTCGTTATGTCAGCGAAAGACAATCCAGATCCCACTAAACTCCACGTTGAGCCACCAAAACGATAGGTTCTAAGCTCTTCCAAATCGGCATCAACAAATGCAACATCGGTCCCAGTCAATGCAGCTAGGGCAGGATTGGCTATGCCTGATATACCTAATCCAGAACCGACTAAGGCCCACACCGAACCGTTAAAGCGATATGTTCTAAGTTCTTCTTGAGTATCAGCAATAAAAGCAACATCAGTACTATTCAATGCAGCCAGGGCAGGAGTGCTTATTGGGCCAATCGCTAACCCCGACCCAACCAGACTCCATGTTAAGCCGTTAAAACGGTATGTTCTAAGTTCTCCTATACCATCATCAAAATAAGCAACATCCGTATTATTTAATACTGCCAGAGCCGGAACTCCTGCGCCGGTGATAGTTAATCCAGAACCAATTAATTGCGGAAACGACCATTGCACTTTTATAGATGCTCTCAATAATATGCCATTTACTATAACTGTGCCAGCGGTCATAGACGAAGTATCAACAATGGCGGTACCATTTATCCTTAATCCATGGCTTGTGCCATTCAATACAATTGTTCCATTATCTGCCCTTAATTCTCCTGAGTAGGTCCCGGGTAAATTCAAAGTATTAGAATCGAGATCTATGGCATCATAGGGCACAAATACTATTTCCTTCGCGCTGGGAAAATCAATATCATCGCCTGCAGTATCGACAACGACTCCGACACGCTCTAAATCTAGCAATGTTACGGTTCCCCCTGCCTTGTCCTTGAATACACCAGCTGTATCATCGTAATGGATTGTAGCGTCATCATTCGCCACCTGTGCAGACGTGCCTAAAACATGTTCTTGCCCGACTTCAAACATGTTTTGATTGAAGTATTCTCTAAAATATCCCTTTGTCCCGAAAGAATTTACCCCGACTCTTCTAATTGCTTGAGTTATATCGGTTCTACTGGCTTCAGCTATCCCAAATGGTTTTGTTCGTCCCATGTCATCCTTTTATAGTCTTATTCTGGCAAATGCACCGCCATCGTCACCAGCGGCCACCGTAGCAAATCCTTCTCCGTCAACCGTTCCCCCGCCTACATCCTCAGAAAAGATAAACGCATTGTCTATTTCCTGGATTCCAATATCCAATTTTATCCCACCGCCTTTGACTCCATTCATGGTGGTATCGATTAAATCTTTGTCTGTTATATCTCCAAAACTATCGACAATAGCATGCATTATGACCATGTGACTAAAGACCTCGATCAAACTAACAGTCGGAGCTTCTGAAAGGTCCCTAAGAACCGATTTCACAACACCAATTGTTCCAGATCCTCCAATGCTTGGAATGACAGCCAAAAGAACAGTCCGATATATATCATCGGTTTGCCCTAACTCCCTCGGCAAATCCAGAATTTCACCGAAAATGTCATCTAGTTGAGAGCCAACGGCTTCGAATATATTAACAGTAGAATAAACATCACTTTGAGCGTCATGTAGTTCTTGTATTTCCGGCATAATGGCGTCAACCAAACCTTTTACACCAGGCGACCATTTGAGAAATTCTGGAAGTATATTCGAACCTCGATCGAGATCAGTTAGAAAATTAAACACACCAAAATCAATCACTAGCTCTGCACTCATGAGCTTACTCCTATTCTAGTCGAATCAAAATCTGCCAACTCGTCTGTGTCTATTGATATCGTCACATCGACTACAGGAGTCGCTGAAGTATCAAAAAATAAAGTATATGCCAGAATTCCAGGAATCGAAGTGACAGCATTTTGCAATGTTGGCAATGTAACGTCTCCGCCAGGCTCCCAAATTAGGGCCAATATTGCATCTTCAATGTCTTGATCTCCGGTGACAGGATAACTCGTACCTTTTGAAGTCACAACGACATCGACATAAATATCAATCTCTGTAACTCTGTCAAAATTTATCGGAAAGGTCTGGCTGTCAACTGGATCAGTAAACGTTCCACTTTCAGTTCCAACAGTCCCGGTCCCAGCTGCCTTGGTTGCTCCGATTACATCAATAATATCCTGATCGGCTCCGCCTAAAATTATGCACCGAATTGAATGTGGGGCCTGGCCATTGGCGTCATATAAACTAGTATCATTTTCTAATATCGAAACAGATGTGACACCCGATACCTCTAACAATGCCGCTTTTATTGAAACAACCGTTCCAGCTCCTAATGCCTGAAGCCTCACTTTTCTCGATATTCTGTATTCTTCATCAGTTTCATCGAGCGTTCCCAGTGTCGCGTCACCTGGGTTCACTACGTCTGTGATCCCGGAAGGCAAAGAACCTTGATTCAAAGTATTAGCTATAGCAGCAATAGGTCCCTCATCGATAGATTCCATCGTAAATTGTAAAGGTTGGGACCCGACTGCCGGCAATGTTCGCAAGATCAAATTCTCGAATAATTCTCCAGTGTCCTGGACTCCCCTTTGAAAACCTACAGGAATAGTGGCAAATTCGTTCCCAGTCGCATTGACTAAAACAGTGCTTTTTGAGCCTTCCAGTCTTTTTGTGGCCGTTATTGCGCCAACATTGTCTAATGCAGGTCCTTCTGCTGCTGCTGGGTTCATGGCGTCATACAATAACTTTGAGCCCCATGATTCCTCAATCTCTAATGCCACAGGGTTAACAATCTGCATTACGATCTCATCCTCATTGGTATCTATACCACTTCCAAAAGTTGATCTCAAGCGAGTTTTAATGGCTTCTAAGATATCATTAAACCGTTTCGCTTCGAATCCTGTTGATGTCAGTCCTGCCATGGCTTAAATCGGGATCGGGGTTGTCAGGTCTATTTCTCCCTGAGTTGTCTGTACTTGAGCTACTAATTGCGCGTTTCTTGATCCTGCCGCTCTGGTCAAATCAAATGTCTTTAGTCCAGTAACTCCCCTGGTTTGCAATATCTGAGCTTTTAGCTCGTCTATCACAACAGTTTCGGTAACTTCACGGCCAAACACATTATTATAATAATCGGTGCCGTAACTCGGATTAGTAAAATTTTCACCAAGAAAGACGCTCAGACCACAAATTAATCTATTTTTTATTTCATCCTTTTCATCTACGGTGGCCAGCCTTCCGTTTTCAAAGACAATATCGTGATATAAAAAGTTTTCTTGCCCGTCTCTTATTATTTCAATTTTTAGATCCATTACACGTTATCCCATTTAGTTTGGCCTGGGGCGATTACTGTAGTCAGATTTGGTTGCGTTCCATTGGTTACGACAATCATTGTCTCAAGCATTGCCTTTATACCTCCAGATTTCAGTTTTGTCGCTTGCCCTGAAGCGATCGTAGAAACAAGAAGTCAGGGAGTTTCTGGAAGAACAGTATTAGTGCATCCCGCAATGGTCGCAGCTGCCAACATTGATTCTGTGACAATTTCATTGGCATCTATTTTTATCTTCCCAGTTCCTGGAAGGAAAACATAATTCCCAGCGTGTCCACATTGTATGTTTGCGTTTATCGTCAATACTTTTGGCATTATGTAACCTCCACCCCGGTTGCTGTTATTTTCATCACTGTTCCCATGGTCAATTTTATTTCAGAGCTACTTATCTCAATTTTTCCGCCTCCCGTTTTCTCTACCAGTATCCCGTTTCCTACTTCAACCTTGTCTCCGTTTTTCGATATTAACGCCAATGCCCCGGCTGCAACAGGGTTTGATGCCGCTGTACTTGCTCCGTGAGTTGTCACGACTGGTATCGCTATCGCATGATTGATGCTATTCCTGACAGGATTTTTAAGATCCTGGGGTATATTCCCGGCTGCCGCTTTCCATTGCTCCAGCGTTCTATCGGTGAACACAACCAGCAATTGATCACCTTCAGTAAGTCCAAAATCCACGATCCCATTAGAATTCCCGATGTAGAGTAAGGGCACACCTAAAATAGCAATGTCTTCTGATTCCTCGCCTTTGTAATGAAGCTTTAGAGTGCAAAACCTCAAACCCTCTGAGTCTGACTCAACAGCCGGAGCAGTGTATTCTTGAAAAAACCCAATGGCGACATGAAATTTATTTGCCTCCCTTAAGTCAGAAAGCCCCTCAAACGCTTCAATAAATTCTTCTTCAAACATTATTTATTTCTTATCAGCTGATTGAAATTAGACGCATCGATCTCAGAAAACCATTCATCACCACGGTTATCACCTCTATGGATCAATGATTGTATCGAAACATTCTTTGTCAAAACATCAGACTCGACTCTAACGAATTGGAACATTTTAATTTCTGGCCGCAAATAAACGAAAAACTTTGCTCCTGTGTCTGTATAGATCGGGGAGCCTATCAAGCCCGTTTCTTTATTAAACGTTATCTCCGGAACAGTGTTTCCCTGTGGCAATGTAATTGGAGTCCTCGGATCTGAGCTTGTTGCAAATTTTCCTCCAACCACATTAAAACCGTTATGATCCTGAAAAAACTTGATATTGAATTCTTCTTCAATATCTCCTATTATTTTGATGGATGTCCCATGATATCCAAGCGTTTTATTCGCTATGTTGCCTGTCGATAAAAAGTCATTTATTGCCGTCTCAAAATTAGTTTCATAATTTTGGGCTTTGTTTATTGATATTCTGTCCGGTTGATTCAGTATCTTATCAATAGCTTTCTTGAGAAACCCAAGCAAGTTGTTATCGTTTATCGGTTGCGGATCAATGGTTATTTTTTTGTCATACTTGAAGGGGATGCCTACCTGCAATATCGTAATATAATCACCGCCCTGTATCTCTCTTATAGTGTAGCCTCTATGAACAGCACCATTAAAAATCAATCCATTGTTTTCCTGGTATCCAGCCGTAAGTTGGGCAAGAGGCCCTTTTCCAAAATCCTCCCTCAATTGGTTGAAGACAAGTTGCTTTCGTTTCGTTGGCTCCAGATTAAAGACCTTTATCACTCCGCTATAAAATCTGAGATCCCTGCTGGCATTTATTTCAAATTGGCATCTTAAAGAATTTCCAAATCCATCCTGCTCAATATCAAAATCAAAAGCTCCCTCCCGATCCTTTATTTTTAATTTCCAAAATCGACCGAATTGTTCTGTCATGGTTCTTCATATAGCAAAGTAATTTCTTTTTCGATCCCAAAATTAAAAAATGATGGTTTGGATTTTGTGCCCTTGTTGCGAAAAGCTCCAAGTTTTCCGGGTGGAAGGTTGTTATTGTAATGGTATGGATCTAAAATATCGATGCCATTCACAATTTTAATACCCTGAATAGTGTCATCTATATCAAGATACCATGCCAGCGCCCTAGCAGACCAACTTAATGTGAATCGATAAACCTGTCCCGAAAGTGTCGGACTGATAGTAAAATACCCAGATCCCTGCTTTTCAATGTTCAATTCTATTTCAATAATAGCCATTACAACAGGACTCCAATTGATTGCAAAGAATCTTTAACGCTCACAGCTCCGACACCCAATAATAATTGTGGCGCAACTTTTAACCTGTCTATTGAATCTGAGAGGTTGCCAATTGGCCCTATTAAAGAGGCCGTATCCAGGCTTATCTTTTTTATGTTCCAGATTTCAGCCTCGAAAGAAACGAAAAAACCCTCTTCTTCCTTGAGTAATTTTAGGCTTTTAAACTGCATCTCTTTAAATAAGTGAAAACCGTCCATAACCAGAAACGTTTCCCTCGAGACAAATAAGTCCAGCAATTTATCAAACTGTAGTTTTGCCCTGCCTTTGAATGCATTTGATGGTTGAAATGCAGGTCCAATCAAGTTAGATATTATTACGTCAGAGAATTCTCCCTGAATGCTTATTTTTGGCGGCAGGTTGATAACATGATCTGTCGTCGGACTTCCATCTTCTATCGGATTTTGGGTAATGATATGCTCATAATCCTCACCAATTCTCTTGGTCACATCTATACTAATACCTCCGATGTCAGCTAATACGGTAATGGGATTAAGAAATCTAGGGTCCGCCATTTATCGCCCTCCTGTAGAAACCGCTCTACCAGATTGTGCGGCCACGTTACGAAATGATTCCTTGATCCCTGTTACAATTTCCTCAGATACTTTAGATTTTAACTGTTCACCGCCAGGCCCTTCTATTCCCTTTACGCTAATTTCTCCATTAAGATTAACTTCTATCAATTGAGCGCCAGACCTTCCGCTTTTTGAAAATAACTCCCTATTTTCGTCTGATGAAAGCGTTAAATTTTTAAAAAAGCCGCCAATGTCTCCGCCGCCCTCTGCTCCTTCTGCCGCTTTTACTCTTTTCCTGGCTTCCTTCAATGCTTCAAATAGTCCCAGATTGCTCACGTCCCTGGCAAACCTGGCCGCTTCTGTTAGTCCAACAACCGATTCGACTTTTTCATCATCTTCTTTCTTTTTTTGCCTTAGTATCTTCGCAATGTTTAAGGCTGCATTTAAGGTTCCTAATATAGCGTCAGCTCCCGTTTTTACTGTTCCCCAAAAATCCTCCGACTCGTTTAACTCCTTAATAGTATCCCTGATTAATGATACTATTTCTTTAATTTGAGGGGCTGTTTCCTCGCCAAAATTAAAACTGAAGTCGCTTGCTTCTTTGGCTAATCCACGGAATGCGAATGTCAGAGATTGTTTTTGTTCGGTCGCTAGATCTTTTATTCTGTCTTTCTGTTTATCAAGTTCAGCGGTTAATAATTCAGCCCGGTTTTGTTGACCTTTGACTGACTGGTTCAGATCCAAATTCGCAAGGCTTAATTGTTCGGCTAGGTCCTTACCAACGGCCCCTAATTGCCTGAGAGGTTCTATATCTCCTGATTGCACAAATTCCGCAAAGAGTTTCACGGTTTGAGGAAAGTCGAGTTTTGGCTGGGCTATCGAGATGTCTTTTAGTATCGGCAAAGCTCTTTCAAATGCCGCCAATGGTGCGGTTAATTCTGCCAGTATTGCAGCTGCCTGGCCCCTTTCGCGTTTCGAGATTATCCCCTCACCACGAATCTCATTCACTATCTCAAGCAGTTTTTCGGCTTCCTCGTTTGTGCGCGAAAAGAATTTTACGCTCGCTACATCTTTCTCAAAATCAGTAAAAATCTTAGCGCCAGCAACTGTCAAGGTAGTTATGGCGGCAAGAGTGGCCTTTGCTATCTTCTTCGTTCCTGCAATGACAGTGGCCGCATCTCTTTTGATATTTGCAAAAGCCTTCTGAGCATTAGCCTTGTCAGCAGGATTTATCTTGAAACTGATTCGGTTTATTAGCTCTCTTACTACATTAGAGGACATTTTTTACCAATTATACTTTTAATGTCACACGCAATATCAAATTCGGCATCGTCGTCTAAAGTCCAATATTTATCACGTTCGATGATCGAATAACTAAATAATCCGTTCCACACCGCATGCCATTTGTCGTAATCGATTAGGCTCAATAGCTTCGTTACTCTTTCTTTTGGCTCTATGATTTTTCCGAATCTTGCTGCTCGTCGCTTTTTTTTTCCGAATCACCGACATTGAATAAATAAATTTTCAGGAACAATGCAGGAATCGCCTTTATGCCAAGGTCTTCATATCCATCTTCTGTAATTTTCGGAGCATGAACACACGACATAATGATGTTCTTTACTTCAATAACAGTTGATGTATCCAAGCCAGCCGCCAACGCCCATTCAAGTTTGTCATCATCCATGTCCGGGTTCATTGAGCCCGATTTTATGAGCAACCTAATAAACATTGCCTGAATCACCAATGATTCGCTGATCCCCTTTTTTATCAATTCAAACTTTCTGCCGTCGACTTCTATTTCTTTGATTTCACCTTTCATAATCTCATAGGTATAGTGTTCCGCCTGAAGCTACGCCAATCCTATAATTCCAGGCCGCTCCTTCAAGCTCAAAAGATTCTTCGCGTTCGTTTAATATAACGCTCACAGGATACAAGCTTTTTTGTCTTCGTTGGGTTGACGCACCACTGTCCTTCCCGTTGTCTATAATCGAAAAAGGGAAACCGAGAAATCCAGTTAATTGTGCAAGATAAAGATTGTGAAGAAATTCTATATCAGGCGATGTCTGCAATATCGTTACTGTGAATGTTCTCGAAGAGTCTGTTGACATTCTCAAACCCTTTTCGCCTAGAACTCCTTTTGTAATGGTGAATCTAGGGACCGGCTGACTCGGGGTAACTCTCAGCCAATCTCTTATCTCCACGCCTGCAACACCCGGGATTCCTATCCATATGCTTATGTCATCGGGCTTATAAACAAACATTTTTTATGCAGGGGCTTGAGTTTCCGGAAATTCCATTTTTTCAAGTTTGAATGCCCATGGCCTATCGGCTGCCGCAACTCCAAATACTAGATCTGGTATTTTGGTTATCACGGCCCGGGCGCAAGTGAGAACCAATACATTCTCACTTTGATTAATTCGTTTTATTTCTACCCTTTTTGCGAAGTTTCCGGCTTTTTGATCTTTGAAAACTTGGTTCAAAATCTTATTGGTATCTGCCCCCCATTGCATCGTCTTTGTAAAAGTCCCTAAAGAGGCACCACGTAATGAAAATTGGACATCCTCTTTTGCTCCCTCTATCGCCCCAACTGCATCGTTATCAAAAGTAGCGTTATAGGCGTCACCGTCTGGTTCACCTTCCAGGGCGAAGGTCTTATCATCAAAAGTCGTAACATATGCAGTGTGGCTACCAGCGTCGAATTCTTTTGTCGGCATTTATCGGCTCCTATGTAGAAAGGGTAAGGGTTGCTTCCATATTATGAATCTTGCCTCTGATATTTGCGTTGATTTGAATTCCTTCAAGCAACCTGGCCGTTTTATCAGCCTGGGGTATATCTGCGAGGTTTGGCATTGCAATGTTATAATCCAGACCGACAAATGTCCCGCTTACGAAAGGAGTCAGGAACCCTTTATCAAGGCCATCGTTTAACCTGGTGGCTATCGTTGTTTCGACCTTTTGAAAGCCAATCGCATCATATCCAAGATCTCCGCCTTCATTTACCATCAAAGCGAATAAATCAAGCTGTAAATTGACAGACAACCAATCCGCTCCACGTTGGATATCGATGTAGCGACCGGATGCAGTTTTACCGCCTCCACCGCCAGTTTTTAAACCACTGGTGACATTCAAGCTGGCAATCGTTGAAAACCAGTTTCCGCTCTTTCCGCCGAGGTTTGTTTGAGCTGTGCCAGGTATGTTATCTGGCGTTACAGCTGCAAGTTGTTGAATATCCCAGGTTTTGGCTCCAGCGTCCTGTGGCAACATTTTTCCGAAAATAGCGGCTTCCAAGAGATTATAGTCAAACCATGCGTCACTTGTGGCTACATCGCTGGACGTGCCGCTTGGAACCGTAAACGTAAATTCAAGCGCTCCAATAGTCGCCACTGTCCATATGGCATTTAAGGCAGACACCGCGCTCGTCCATATCCCGAATGTATCTCCTACCTCGACCGGGACACTCCCGAAGCCGGTCACGTCTGCCGTGGCCACAGTTCCTGCAACAGTCACTGTATCAATTTCGAATTCTCCACCGGCATCGTCTGAATACCAGCCAGCGGCCCGGTTGTTTGATAAGGCCTGCAACAATGAAAAATCATCCGTCGTTGCTGACGTGATCGCGTTTGGATCAGGAGTTGAATACCCGAAAAACTTTTTATTAGCCAATGTCCATGCTGCCCCCGCTTGAATATCTGCCGTAAGTTTTGAAGGCGTGGCGACAGCATAAAAATCGTTGTCGACCAACACCGCAGCATCAAGAGCCGCCGTCATTGTTTCGGCTACATCTCTTTTGATAACCTTGACCGTTTCCGGAACAAATGCTTGAGAAAACACAATCGTTGCAAATTTCCCTACCGGCGTATAACTTGGAAAATCTAAAAGCAGTCCTGCGAGATCGGTATATGTCTGAACTCTCGCAAGTGCGCTTTGCTGATGCTTGTGGACAATTGCCAAAATCCCAAATCCTGGCCGTGTTACCGTCACATCCTGAATTTGCACTGTAATATTGACTCTATTATCAAGTTCTGTCATGTCACGCCCCGGATAAGGTTATGCCACCATTTTCTTCAGTCGGAGAAGTTATCGACGTAAAATAATCTGTATCTCTTAACGCGATGTTATTAACACCAGAAAACCTAAACTCCACTGAGGCCTGATGTATATATTTGTCTTCATCTTGGCTATCTGCAATATCTCCCCGGATATTTTTACCAAGTGGATGGAAAGCAATACTCTCAGCAAGTAATATATTTCTAATCGGTGGAATATCATAGCGATCGATTAAATTTTTTGCATATTGCCTGGCGGTAACCCTTATCGGATCTCCGTTTATGTCATATGCATCTTGAAAGAATTGGACCTGGACATTCCATACATAAAGTTTTGAATACACAGTTTGCAAGCTGGTAATTGCGCCTACTGTAACCATCTCCTGGTCAGTGCATGATTGCCCTGGTGACAGATCGGATACTATTGTCAACAGACCGTATGGTCTTTTCCTATCGAAATCAAAACCAGCCCAGAAAACCTTTGGCACGTCAACCTTTTTCGCATCTTGCAATTGGGGCAAATCGCTTCCAGTTGCCGCCCACAGCTCAATAGCGTCTTCGATCGCTTGAAAATCAGTGATTTGAATTATTTCTTGAGTCATTCAACAAATACCGCTTTGCATCCTTGTATTAAATCCCAATCGTTAATGAATTTTATCTCGTACCAATGGCCTTTGTATTCAAACTCATCACCAAATTCTAACATTTCATCTTTTTGAGAAACAGGCAATTCTCCCGGGATTTTTGGCACCACTTCTACAAATCTCCATGTTCTGTCCCTTAATCCCTCTGGTAGTCTGTTGAAATCTGCATCACTCAAAGGTTGAGTTCGCATGTTTTTAATCGTTCTGAAATTATATTGTGTTGATACGTTGTTTGCCTGACCTCTGCTACCTTTTGCTCCCGGCTTTCTCGTTCTGATTCTATAAGGACCATTTTGGTCTGCCGGTATCTTTTTCGATAGCGTTACAGCTAATTGTTTAAGCTCTCGGTCAACAGGCATTTAACCGACCTCAAAATCAATTGCTTGCCTCATTGCTCCAGAATCAATCAAGGGCATCGATTTTCCCTTTTTTCTCGCGACCGTATAAGGATGATTCGCTTTAAATTTTCCGGAAGTGGACATATTTTTCTGTATTTCCTGGCGATGAGATTGCCCTAATTGGTTAAGTGCTGCCCGTCTCGAAGTCTGTTTCGTCAAAATATCTCGGTCCAATTTCTCAGCCATTGCCCCAAGTTCAGATTCTTGTTCATCGAAGGTTTGCCGCATGAATGGCCTCGACGGGATCGTTATGACTTTCGTTTCAGGACTTAGATTGAGCCCGGTCGCACTCAAAAACTTTCTCATTTTTGGCGTGACATTTATCACAGTTCCAAATTCCTGAATGGTCGCAAGTTCGGCCATGGTGATATCACTTTGTTTCCCGTCAGATGTCGGACCATGTTTCTTTGCTCCGTCTTTAGACAGAATACCAACATCAACAAAACTCAGGTCATCGTCTAATTCGGCCATGTAATTATCTAGCCCAAAATCAATTTCTTCCTGGTCTTTGCTCATATCATCATTCTGCTTGTAAATCGTTGTGACCAAATTTGAAAAGCTTGAGTCCCGTACTGGTTCGCATTATTCAGGTCTTCAGCTGTTGAGTTGTTTTTTGCCATGGTATTCGATATCGAAAAGCTATTTATTGAAACGCCAGACAGTGAGCCAGTACCTGCAGGATTGTCAACCGTAAAAGCAGCTCCCCATGCTCCGAGAGCTATTTGAATTTGTCTGAGCTGTGTTATATCGAATTGAGAGCTGCCGGGAGACCCACCTGTTGTTTCGTCTTTAAACGTGATGGAAACCCCGGCATCGGCTGGCAAATAGAGCTGATCATGAACCCATTGTAGCACCGAATCTTTAAGATTTTGGTCGAAGTTATCAAGCTCGGACTTGAAATAATGAGCCCGATTTACAATGTCCGACCAATCTATCCAAAGCGGTAACAAAAAATAGGTTGTCATTTTTTAGCTTTCAGCCCCTTGATTTCTTCTGCTTGAGCCTTGACTTGTTTGTCAAGAGCAGTGATTTTGCCATCAAGGGTTTTGACCTTTCTCTCACCTTCAAGTTTTAAACTTGCAATCACACTCTCTGAATCGGTCTTCTGATCAGATAATTGCTTGTTTAAAGTCTCGATCTGTTGGTCATATTCCCCTTTCAATTCTGCTAATTGTCCGACAAAACCAAGCCTTTCATCTTCCAGCTTTTTCACTTTTGCCGCCAATTCGGCTTTGGAAGCTAACAGACCCTCAACTTCCAGCCTATTTTGTTCCTTGACTCTTTTCAATTCAACGTCATTTGCCTTTTTGATATCGGCAATCTGTGTATTGAAATTAGCCTTGGCTTCTTTTTCTGACTTGGCAGCTTCTATCTCGGTTTCATCGACTTTGGAAGCCTTTACCGCCTCTTTGCCTTTCAGAATTTCATAAGTGCCTTGTTTTTTCCTGGCCCTGTAGCCAGCGTCCTTTTCCAATGTTTCGACGTGAGACCCGGGAATCTCATTAAACCCTGGCGTAATTTTGTAACTAACCTTACGCTTGGACTTGTCTTTTCCCTCTTCAATCTCATATTCCCATGTCCCATTGGCATTGGACATCAATGACAGATTATCCATGAATCTCCTTATGGGGCTTGGATTGAATAGCGTCTCACCAGCGCCTTATTTCTGATCAACTTCAAACCGGCGAAGTAATCATAATAAGGTACAATCATCGACAAGCCCCTGAATTGGGTTGCCAATGGCGTGAGATCGGCAGCTTTCACCATACTGTAAGCTTCGCTGTCGTTGGGAAAAAGCATGAATCCGGCAGCCGCTCCAGAATTGAAAGCGTTGTCGAAATCAAGAATTACTTGCCAATTAGTAATCCCGGTTGCTTGCCTGCCTTCCATGGTGTTCAAATAAGACCAGGTTGTCTGAGAGGTCCCACCGGCAGAAGTCAGCATGAAAGTTTTGAACAGAGCGTTAAAAGCAGACAGAGGCACTCCACAGGTAAAACTCGCGGGATTGCTTTCTGCAAGGTTGCCGGCGTCTTGAAATGGACCGCCCCAACGTCCTTCTGTTCCGGTATGGATTGCGATCCTGGCATCGGTCAGGTCTTCAATAATCTCCCTTCCCGTTTTGTTGATCCAG